CCGGGCGGTCGGGACGCGCGCGCCGAGCTGGCGCGGCTGTGCGGGCCGCCGGCGCCGGTGAACCTCGATCGCCGGGGAAAGGACGCGCGCGGCCGGACGGTCGCGCGGGTATGGTGCGGGGGTGAGGATGCCGGCCTGGCGATGATCGCCGGCGGCCATGCGTGGGCCTACAGGCGGTTTTCGCCGCCCGCAGGCTATGTCGATGCCGAAGCCGCGGCGATCGCCGCGCAGCGGGGCATCTGGCGGGTTGGCGGGGCGGTTCCGCCTTGGGAGTGGAGGGAGAAGCGATGACAGAACCTACCGCCGCTGAAATTGCGACCGCCCGCTCCATCGCGGGACATTTGGTAGCTCTAGGAGGCCCTGACCTGCGCCATCTCGACGACGCCCAACTGATTGCTCACATCACCACCAGCAGCCAGCGGCTCGCGGCGGCAGCGCGCAGCACGGCCGTTACCTTAGAGGAGGCCACGCGCGCTTTCACGCGCTTCACAGAAGCGCTGCGGAACGCTGATCTGCAATCGGAGAAGAAGCGATGAGCGACAGCAACGAGCCGCGGAACACGGTCACGACCTGCTGGGGCGACAGCGGTGCCGCGTACGGCCCCGGCGACCTGATCACCATCACCGCGCCCGATCCGGCGGCGCCATGGTGGAAGCGCCTGCTCTGCAAGCTGCTGCGGCGGCCGGCGCCGCAGCGCACGATCACCGCGCGGTTTGTCATGCACGCCGGCGGCAGCGGCACCGCGTTTGATTTCGAGCGGACCGACCCGCCGCGATGAGCGAAACGGCCGTGACTCAAGGTTGGCATCACGAGTGGGACGAAGACGGCTGCTGCATTTACTGCGGCTTCGACGGCGCCGAGTGGAGCCATTGGAAGCACCACACCTATGAAGGCATCGCGCAACCAGAGGCGCGGATGCCGCCGTGCAAAGGCCCAGCGCCCACGCTTTACTCTACCGCTTCGCCTGCTCGCTGATCGTCTGATCCTTCATCCGGCTGCTGGCCGTCGAGCCGAAGAAGTACGCCAGCACGCTCGAGCACGCGGTGATCAGCGCGCCGATGATCAGGCCCTTGGTCTGGCTGTCGGTGTCGTCGGCCATCAGCACGTCGCGCAGCATCCAGCCGCCGCCGGTGATCACCAGCAGGGCCAGCACCGCGAGCAGCGCGCCGGCGCCGATCTGCCGCCACAGCGGGCCGCTGCCGGTCGCCTCCAGGGCGAAGCTGCGTGCCTTGTCGCGCTCCTGCGCGTCGTGCTCCAGGTAGGGAGCGATGTCCGCCCAGCGCTGCGCCACGGCGCCCACGAACTGCCGCCGCAGGGCGTCGTCGGCGAGCACGCGCTCGGCGGCGGCCTGCTCGTTCGGGGCGCCGGGGGTGAGTTCGCGGGCGACGGCGATCAGCGTCGGCGCGATCTGCTCGACGATCTCGGCGTTGCGCTCGCTGGTCTTGCTGCCGCGGCTGCGGAGCAGGTCGCTCACCAGCGGCAGCAGGGCCGATGCGGCGGCGGCGACGATGGCGGGGATGGGCATGGCGGCAGGCCTCGGGGCGGGCGATTCGGGCGGGGCAGGCGGTGCAGGCGGCGGGATCCGGGGCGGCGGGCCGGACTCGCCGGCGGGGCTCTGGGCGTCCCCAGGTTGCCCGGGCGAGTCGCTCCGGCCGCCGTGGTTCCCCGGAAAGCGGTCGATGTCCGGATCGGTCCAGACGTAGGGTTTCGGTGCGGGTGCAGCCGGCGCGGGGGCTTCAGCGGGGGGAGACGGCCCCGCCGGCGCAAGCGTCCCGGCCGGCTGCATTTGCATCACCGCCTTGACGGCCGCGTCGTAGCGGTTGCGGCGGTCGGCCAGGCCGTTGGTGCCGCCGTTGATGATCCTCGTGACGGCCAGGACCGGATCCGGGGCGTCGCAGGCGGGGCCGCAGTCATTGACCGCCCAGAACCAGCCGGCGGCGAGCGCGCCGGGCTCGGGCTGCTCGAGCAGCTCGGGCTGCTCGGCCAGCGGCAGGCCGATGACGGCCCCGCAGCGCGTGTAGTTGTCACGGCCGGTGATCTGGATCGGGCCGCGTCCCTTGAAACGCTCGCCGTCGCCGGGCACGACGTTGCCCAGGTCGCGTCGGCCCTCGTAGCGCAGTTGCGCGTCGGTCGGCCCCCACAGCTCGGCCGTGTAGCGCAGCGAACCGGATTCGTGCGCGATCTGCGCCAGCCACATGGCCACGCGCAGCGGGTTGTCGCCGACGAAGCGGCCGCGGGCGGCCTCCAGCGGCGCGGCGAACCGCTCCGCGTTGGCGGCCGAAACGCCTGGAATTGCTGCCCGCAGAAGATCAACGGTGATCATGGCGCCCGCCTCACGCACCGCGGTTCACCGCGGAACCACCATTTGTGCAGCCAGGCGCTGCACTTTCCCGCCCGCGGGTGCAGCGGGGCGAAGCGCCAGACGCTGCCGTCAGGCGCGATCCACAGCGCGCGCACGGTCCACGTGCGGCGCAGCCAGACGAGGCGCAGGCGGCCGCCGCGGCGCAACCGCTGGCGGAGCGCCCAGACGAGGCAGTTCGAGCGCACGCCGCTACCACTGCGCACCCGTCACGTGACGCGGCGGCGTGCGGCCATCGATGCGGTCTTCGAGCCGGTCCAGCCGCCCGGTCAGCCAACGCTGGAACTCGGCCAGCTCGTCGCGGTGCACGCGCTGGCCGAGACTTTCGCGGAGTTGCCGCATCTCCATGTCGAGCGAGTCGAGCCGGGCGTTCACCTCGGCGCGCGCGGCGCGCTCGAACCACCACAGCACCGTGAGCAGTCCGACGATCAGCAGGCCGGACAAAGAGATCAGCCAGGATTCCAGAGGCACGCCGGCGGCTCCTCGAAGTGCTGCGCGGTCAGCCCGGGCCGATGCTGGTGCCGTCGCTCACGCGGTCATCCCAGGCGTCGGCCTGCGACTGCGTGGCGTAAAGCCCCTGGCCACCGTCGGCGCGGATCAGGCCGCCGTGCCAGGCGATGCGGTCTTCCTCGGCGATGCCGTACATCGTCGAGGCCTCGATGCCGCCGGCGGCGCGCAGCGCCCGCTGCGCGGTGCTGAGCAGCAGCAGGTCCGGGTGCATCAGGTGGTCGGGGAACTTGGCGGGGTCGACGTCGCTGAAGTCGAGCTTCGCGGCAAGCTCGTCGTAGAGCAGCGACTGGCGCTGCTGCTCGGCGGAGGCTTCGATGGCGACTTCGATCGGCGCCGCCGCCGGTTCGCGCGCTTCCAGCGCCGCCAGCCGCGCGTCCATCGATTGCACGAGCGAAAGGATCTGCTGCAGGATGTCCTGGTCCATGGTCTTGCCTCCTGGATTGCCGCGCGCGCTCCGCGCGGCGAGAGATGGCGCCTAGACCGGCGCCGAAGCCGAGGGGAAGCTGCGGCCGGCTCCCCAGAGGATGTAGACGCGACCCGCGCCGGCCGGATAGGTGGCGGTGAGGCCGCCGCCGGCGCCGCCGCCGTACTCGCCGCCCCTGCCGCTGATGCCGCTGTCGCCGTAGACATCGCTGGGTCCGGTGGCGCCGCAGGCCGGGTTGCCACCGCCGGCATACGAGGCGCCGACGACACCGGCCGCGCCGCCCGTCGCGCCGCTGCCGCCGGTAACGAAAGCCGAGTCGCCCCCGCCGCCGCCGCCGGTGCGGTAGCCGTCCGAGTCCGCGCCGCCGCCGCCGCCGCCGGCTGCGTCGCCCGAGCCGCTCGCGCCGGTCGCGCCGTTGGCACCCGTGGCGCCGCCGTTGGCGCCTTCGGCGCCGTCGTTGTTGAAGCCCGGCGCACCGCCGCCGCCGCCGCCGGCATTGTCGGCGCCGACGGCACCGCCGTTGCCGCCGCTGCGCTTCACTGCGCCGATGCCGTTGGCGGCTTGCCCGCCCTGAGCCCCGACAGCGCCTTCGGCAAACAGCAGCCAGGTGTCGCCGCGCTTGATACCGGAGTCGCCGTTGCTGCCGGCCTTGCCGCGATAGCCGGTGCCGCGGACGATGGTCAGGATTTCGCCGGGCGTCACGGCGATGGCGTTGTCGTAGCTCCGCGCGCCGGCACCGCCGCCGGCGCAAACGCCGATTCCGGGGCCATCAAAGGCGTAGCCGGCGCCGAGCGCCATGGCGGCGAGCGAGGTGATGCCGGCCGGCACCTGCCAGTCCGACACCGTGGCGGCGCTGTAGCCGTTCTCGCCGAAGAAAAACGCTTGCCCGTCAGCGGCTACCGAAGTCGGCCGCTTGAACCCGCCCCCGCACCGAAGCAGCATGTCAGAACGTCCCGATGTACTCGATGAGGATGTTGCTGGTGTCGAGCACGTAGTACGCGTACTTGTTCTTGCTGCTGGCGCCGCCGATGGTGGGGCTGGGCGTGCCGCCGACCCACTTGAAGTTGCTGCCGATGGCAAGCGTGGCCGGCGATGCCGCGTTGGTGATGAAGATGAGCCCGCCCTGCCCTGCCGCCACGTTGGACGGGTTGTTGATCGTCGCCGCGCTGGCCGAGGTCAGCGTGCGGTGAAAGCAGCGGCCGCTGTTGAAGTCGAGCGTGAACGCGCCCGAGCCGCTGCTCGTCACCACCGCCATCGAAGTGTTGAACGTATCCGCGGTGAGCACCTTGTTGCTGGCCGCCGCGCGGATGTTGGCGTCGGTCGCCTTGTCCACGTTGACAGTCGGCGTGACGGTGCCGCCGCCGGAAATCGTGACGCCCGTGCCGCCGGAAACGCTCGTCACGGTGCCGGTGGCGGTGATGTTCAACCACTGCGTTGGCGAGCTGGCCGGGGTGTTGCCGATGTTGCTGTTGACCCGGCTCACGTAGCGCACGCTGCTCGAGAGCACGCACTGGCCCTGCGAATAGGTCGTGCCCGCGCTGTAGTCGCCGACAAAGTTCGCCGCGCCCTGCGCTGCCAACTTGGCCAGCTCCGCCTGGGCTGCGGATGCCGCAGCGGCCGCAGCCTCGGCGGTCACGGTGGCCAGCTCGCCGATGATCGCGTTCATCTCGGCCGAGAACGTCACCAGGTCGAGCGCGAACTGGTTGGCCTTGGTGCTGAAGTCCGGGCTGCCACGCTGCGGCGGGTCGAACAGGACGGTGATGGTGGTCACGTCAGGCCCTCAATCTCGAGCGAGCACAGCGAGTGCGCGGGGTAGGCGATGTCGACGGTGAAGTCGCGGTAGAAGCCGTAGGCCACCATGGCGCGGCTGAACTGCGCGTCGTCGTGGCCGATCCAGACGCTGGGCTTGGCGCGCAGCGCGGCGAGCGTTCGCAGCAAGCCGTTCAGCACGCTGTTTTCCACCACGGCGCTGATGGAGAAGCGGCGGCTGTAGGCGCGCTCGACGAAGGTGGTGACGCCGAACTCGTCGGTGTCCTTGCGGCTGTAGTCGATGATCCCGACCTTCGGCCCGGCCTCGGTGATGCCGAGGTCCTTCAGGAAGCCGAACACCAGCACGCCGCAGGACACGGTGCCGGAGCCCTCGATCTCGACCGTAAGCACCAGGTCGGTGTACGGCGGGATGTCGGTGAGGATGACGTCCGACAGCTCGTCGCCCTCGGGCTCGAAGAACCACTCGTACCAGTCGGTGATGCCGGCGCCGGAGACGACGGCCGAGCCGGTGTAGACCACCGTGCCGCCGACGCCGCGGCGGCCGGTGACCTCGACGCTCGCCACGCCATCGAGCCCGATCAGCGCCAGCGCGTCGCAGTTGCCGGTGGCCAGCACCACGGTGAGCGGGCTCGTGCGGGTGCTTGCGGTGCTGACCTGCTGGTCGAACATCGCCATGACATTGCTCGGCCCGATGTCGAGCCACCAGGTGAGTTGTGTGGCCGGGTTCTTGTTGGTGTTCGAGCCCTGCAGGCTTTCGTAGATGCGATCGCCGTAGCGCACGGTGTTGCCCAGCGCGTAGGTGGTGCCGCTGTTCCACAAGCTCACGGTCTCGCCGGCGTTGCTGTCGATGAGGTGCGTGGTCTTGGCGAAAACCGTCGGCGCGAGCACCTTCACGGCGCCACCTCGACCAGCAGCGCGTCGTTGGGCTGGCGCGCGCGCTCGAAGATCCGCCGCGTGGCGTTGGTGTGCTGGGCGATCGCCTGCGCCTCGGCGCGCAGCAGCGCCATCTCCTGCCGCAGGGCGCTGATCTCGGCGGCGGCGCTGGCCCCGGCGGCGGCCGGCGCCGGCGTGCCGGCGGTGCCGACGTAGGTGGGCACGGTGCTGGCCGCGGGCGCCGCGGCGCCGCCTGCCGTGCCGCCCCAGGACTGCGCCGCTGCCAGCGAGGCCTGCGCGCCGGCGAGCTGCGCGTTGGCCACGCCCTCGAACTCCGCCAGCAGCGCCGCCACCGTGAGCCGGGCGCGGTTGGCGTCGGTGCGGGTGGCGAAGTTGCCGTTGTCGAGCCCGCTGCGCACGGCGGCGATCGCCTCGGCCAGCGAGGCCTCCTCGGGCAGGTAGCCGGTGGCCTTGGCCACCGCGAGCGACTGCTCGATGAAGGCGCGGCCCTGCGCGGCGCTCATGCCGGCGCCGGCTTCGCCGAGCAGGTCTTTCACCGTGCGGCCGAGCAGATCGGCCACGCTTTCGATCGCCGTGACCAGCTCCTGCGCCGCCTGCGTGGCGGCCTGCTGCAGTTGCCGCTGCAGGGTCTCGGCTTCGCGCGCGGCGGCATCCGAGGCGCGCTGCGCTTCGTCGGCAGCGCGCTGTGCTTCGGCCGCAGCCGTGGCGGCGTCTTCGAGCCGCCAGATCTCGAGCTGGATCCACTGGTTGGCGGGGTCCAGGTCGGCGAGGATCGCCGTGCGCAGCGCCGCGGTGTCGCCCTGCACCTGGTAGAGCTGGCGCATCAGGCCGGCTTCCTCCTGCGCGCGGGCGCGGGTGGCGGCGGCCGCCTCGGCGATGGCGCGGGCTTCCTCTTCGCGCGCCCAGATCGATTCGAGCAGGCTGCGGTTGGTCGCGTCGAGCGCGGCGAGTTCAGCGGCGCGGATCTCGGCGGTGTTGCCTTCCAGCTCCCACAGCCGGCGCTGCAGGCCGGCGCGCTCGTCGTCGATGGCGCGCTGCACGGCCGCAGCCTCTGCCGTGGCGCGGGCGGCGGCGTCGGCGGCCGCGGCGGCGTCTTCGAGCGCCCAGATCTGCTGCTGCAGGGCGCGGTTGGCGGGGTCGAGCGCGGCGAGTTCGCGCTCGCGCAGGGCGGCGATGTCGCCCTGCGCCTGCAGCAGCCGCGCCTGCAGCGTGTCCTGCTCGGCGGCGCGGCGGCTTTCGGCGGCGGCGGCCTCGCGGGTCGATTCGATCAATGCGCGCGTCGCGGCGTTGGCGTCGTAGTACGCGACGAGCTCGGCGTCCATGCCGGCGATGGCGAACTCGCGCGCCCGGGCCAGCGCGCCTTCGCGGTCGCCCAGCGCTTCGAGGTACTGCACCTCGAGCGAGCGGCCGTCGGCGAACAGGGCCTGCGCGGCCTGGTAGCGCGCTTCGTCGGCGCGGCGAGTGGCTTCGGCCGCGGCCTCGGCGATGCGGGCCGCCGCTTCGTTGGCGGCGAGCTCGTCCTGCTTGGCCCAGATCAGTTCCTGCAGCGCGCGGTTGGACGGATCGAGCAGCGCCAGCTCGCGCTGTCGAAGCTCTGCGGTTTCGCCCATCAGTTGCAGCCAGGTGGTCTGCAGCCGGTAGGCCTCGGCGGCAGCGCGGCTGGCGTCGGTCTCGGTGCCGCTGCCCGTGGCGGCCGGCGTGCCGGCGACGCTGGTGGCCGACCAGTTCACCTGCCCGTGCTGGTCGACCCAGGTGGTCCAGCCGGCGGGCACGGCGCTGCCGCCGCCCCCGGCCGCTGCGCCCGGCTGCGCCACGCTGCCTGCAATGCCGGCCACCGCGGCGCGGATGCCGTCGAGCGCGCTTTGAAAGCCCGGGTCGTTGAGCACGGCGGTGAACGCGGCCGCGGCCTCGTTGGCGCGGGCGACCACGGCGTCGATCGAGCGCTGGCTCACGGCGCCGGCGATCTCGGCGCCGGTGAGCACGGCGGTCAGGATCGGCGAGACCACGGTTTCGGTGAAAAGCTGCGCCACGCTGCCGGCGAGCTGCCCGGCGAGCGCCTCCTCGATGCCGCCGACGAGCATCTCGCCCAACTGCCCGCCCAAGTCCTCGCGCGAGACGCGGCCGAGCAGGCCGTCGCTGATCAGCCCGCCGAGCTTGTCGGCGCTGATGCCGGCGGCGGCCAGCATGGCCACCTGCGCGGCGCGCGCGGCCTCGGCGGCGTCGCGCTCGTCCTGCAGCGACCAGATGCGCTGCTGAAGCGCGCGGTTCGATTCGTCGAGCGCGGCGAGGTCGAGCGAGCGCAGCGCGGCGGTGTCGCCTTCGAGCGTGAGCAGTTGCCGCTCCAACCCGGCGCGTTCGCGGGCGATGTCGGCGGCGCTGCGCAACGCGGTGACGGTGTCTTCCACCGCCTCGCCCGCTTCGACCGAAGCCGGCACCAGTTGCGCGAATGCGCCCGCCATGCCCAGTAAGGCGGTCACGGCAGGCACGCCGGATTCGCCGAGCGCGGCCTGGCTTTCGACCAGCGCGCGGAAGGCCTCGCGGCTCGCGGGCAGCTCGAGGTTGAACTCGGCCAGCGCGGAAGTGAGGCCGCGGCGCAGCGACGCCTCGCGCTCGGCCTCGGAGTAGAACTCCTGGTAGTAGGTGGCCAGCGACCCGCGCAGGCTGTCGAGCCCGCCGGCGAGATCGGCCATGCCGGTGAGCGCCTGCACCGACATCCCGGCGAGCGAGCCGAAGGACGGCCCGAGTTCGCGCAGCGCGGCGGCCAGTTGCATGGCCGTGGTGGCGGCGGCGATCGCGGCGTCGACCTGCTCCTGCGTCGCACCGGCCAGATCGATGCCGCGGAAGTACTCGGAGATCTGCCCCGGCAGGTCGGCGTCCTGCAGGCCGGCCAGGATCATCGCCGGCAGCGCCGCGGCGATGCGGTCCTGCAGGCTGTCGTTGCTGGCGTTGCTCTCGGTGCCGAAGAGCGCGCGGCCCGAACCCGAGGCCACGTCCGCGCGCAGGTAGGCGCCGGAGCCTTCGCTGCCGGTGCTGGTGTACAGGCCGTAGGTCGTGGCGCCCACCGTGCCGCCGAAGCCGCGCACGGCGGCGGCGACGCCGTCGGCCACGGCGCGGGTGAGATCGTCGTAGTAGCCGGCGCCGCCGAGCGCCAGGTTCGGCGTGTTGGCGGCATAGCCCAGGCCCTGCGGGCCGGTCAGGCCGTACTGCTGGTAGCCGGGCGCGCGATCGCGGCCGGTGCCGACGCCGCTGAGAACGCGGTACAGGCCGTAGGCGGCCGCGGCGTAGGGCGCGGCCATGCCCAGCCCCATGCCGGCCGCGGCGCCGTAGCTGCCGCCGGCCCACAGGCCGGACATCGCCGCCATGGAGCCTGCGCCGCTGATGCCCGACCACAGCCCGGCGGCGAGCCCGCTGCCACCGTTGATGAGCGAGCCGAGCATCGACAAGCCCGCGCCACCGCCGCCGCCCGAGGCGCCGGCCGCGCCGGGCGCGGCCAGGCCGAGCAGCGACAGCAGCCCGGAGCCGGCGCCGGACGACGACAGCGCCGAGCCCATGCCGCTGACGATCGCGCGCGAGATGCCGCCGGCGATGCTGGTCTTGAAGTAGTTCACGATCCAGTCGCCGATCGAGCGCAGCACGCTGCGGCCGCCTTCGAAGCCGCGCACCAGCGCATCGGTGAGGCTGCGCTCGATGTCCTCCGAGGCGCGGCGCCATTCCTTGGCGGCTTCCTCGGCGGCATCGGCCGAGGCGCGCTTGGCGGCGCCGTCCTTCATCAACGCGATCAACCGCTCCTGCAGCGCGATCTGCGAGTTGAGCGCGTTCAGCTCCGCGTCCGAAAGCTCCGGCAGCAGCGCCTTGCGCTGCATGTCCACGAGCAGCAGCTCCTGCTTGCCGATGGCGAGCTGGGCCACCGCTTCCTTGGTCAACCCGATGGCGGCGTTTTCCTCGGCCTGCTTCTGCACGCTGGCGGTGAGCGCTTCGATGCGCTTGCCCTCGGCGGCGATCGAATCGAGGTCGAGCTTCAGCAGCGCTGCGGCGGACTTCTCGGCGGCGGCGTCGGCGCGCTCCGCCTTCTCGGTGGCGATCACGCGATCGAGCCGGGCGCGGACGAGGTCGCGCTCGGCGGCGGTGATCCGCACGCGGCCGCCGGCCCACTCGCGTTCGAGTTCGGCGAGCACCCGCTCGCCCTTGGTGAGCTTTTCGCTCGCGGCGGCGGCGTCTTCCAGCGCGCCGACCTTTTCTTCGAGCTGGCGGCGGTAGGTGGCGGCCTGCTCGCCCGCACGCTCGGCTTCCTTGCCGGCTTCGGTGTAGCGCTGTTTCGCCAGCGCGAGCGCGACGTTGCCGGCCTGCGCCAGCTCGGGGAACTGGCCCACCACGCGGTTGACGGTCTCCTGCACGCGCTGGTACTCGTCGGAGACGCCGCTCAACGGGATCATCACTTTCTGCAGCGCGGCCAGCGCGTTGGAGTAGCGTTCAGTGGACTCGACAGATTGGTCGGTGATGCGCTGCGCCACGAAGTCGCGCGGGTCGCGGTTGTCGCGGGACATCAGGGCCGCGGCCTTGCTCTGCGCCGTTTCGAGCTCGGTGACCAGGCGCTTGGTGTCGGCCAACGCGTTCTTCAGCAGCAGGTTGTTCGGCTGCGCTTCGAGCGCAGTTTCCAACTCGGCGAGTTCGGTTCTGGCGTCGCGAAGCATCTGCGGCACGCCGGTGCCAGACATGTCGCGCCACAGCGCTCCCAGGCCGGCACCCACCTTTCCCCAAAAGCCGGCACCCTCTGCGGTCGCGCGACGCATCGAGGCGGCGAAGTCGTTGACGAACTCGGTCGTGCGGTCGAGTTCGCCGGCGATGAACCTGCCCACGCCGGCCTGCGCCGTGGCCGTCTTGGCCTCCAGCCACGCCGTGCTGAGCCGGTTCAGGCTCGCTTCGGTCCGCTGCGACGCCTGCTCGACGCTGCCGCCGAACTCCTCGCGCAACTGGCGGCCGAACTGCGGCAGGAACTCGGTGGAGATCACCTGGCCGCGCTCGAGCATCTTGCTGAACTCGCCGGTGGTGACGCCCATCGCGCGGGCGGCGATCTGGAAGGCGCCCGGCAGCCGCTCGCCGAGCTGGCCGCGCATTTCCTCGGCCTGCACGGTGCCCTTGCTGATCATCTGCGTCAGCGCGCGGAAGACGCCTTCGGTGTCGTAGGCCGACAGGCCCATCACCGCGCTGGCTGCGCTGACCGCCTCGAACACCTCGCGCGCGCGCTGGCCTTCGAGCCGCGTGTCGCGGCTGGCGGCCATGAACTGCGCGTAGTAGTGGGCGGCGCCCTGCAGCTCGATGCCGAGCTTGTTGACGACGCCGCGCACGTACTCCATCTCGCCGGCGCTGTTGCCGCCGGTGGCGAGCTTCATCGTGATGGCGAAGCGCTCGGCGAAGATCTGCGCATCGAGCAGCGCGCGGCCGGCGGCGATGGTGGAGTTGGCCACGCCGCGCACGGCGCCGCTCACCAGGTTCCACGCCGCCCACAGGCCGGTGACCACGGATCCGGCGGCGCCGTAGTCGCGCAGCTTCTCGCGCGCCTCATCCGTGGCGCGGGCGGTGTCCTTCACCGCGCTGGCGACCTTCTCCGCGGCCGGCGCCGCGGTCTTGCCGAAGGCGGCCTCGATGTCGGCGCCGAGCTGCTGGAACTTCTTCTGGACCTGGGCTTCGAGCGATTCGTCGAAGTCGATGCCGATCTTCAGGTCGACGCGGGGTTCAGTCATGCGCGGGTTCCTCGGGCGGCCGGTCCGGTCGCGGTCCGCCGCCAGCGGCGGCGATGAACAACTGATCGAAGCGGCGCAGCAGTTCCACGTCGCGCGGCGAAAGCGGCGTGCGGGTCAACTGCTGCCAGGCGAAGAAGTCGTGCCAGCCGAGCGGCGCGGTGCCGGCAAAGGCCTGTGGGCGCTGGCCGGACAGCTCGCTGAAGGCGCGCCACAGCCAGGCGAGTTCGGGCGGGCACTCGGGGCCGACGAGCTCGGGCGGGCTGCGGCCCTGCTTCACCGCCCGCTCGAGGTGCTGCCGCAGCGGCTTGCCGTCGACCTGCGTCAGGTCGAGGCGGAACTCGTGCCAGGCGAAGTCGAGCGCTTCGCGCTCCCCTTCGGCGCGAAGTTTCCCAGGTCGCGCGCCTGGTCGATGACCTGCAGCGCCATCCAGGGGTGCTGCCGGTAGATGGCGGCGGCATCCTCCGGCGTGCAGGCGAGGTCCTGCCCCTTGCGGCGCACGTTGCGCCAGGCCATGGTGCAGGCCACCGCGAGCTCGACGGCGCGGCCTTCGGCCTCCTCGGGCGTGACCTCCGGGGCCGGCTGGTTGCGGCGGCGGGCGATCGCGGCGCGGTGCGTGTCGGCGCGGCTGCGCGACTGCAGGTAGCCGGTCACGGCGCCGGATTCGAAGCCGCGCACGGTGACGTAGGCGCGGAGCGGCTCCTGCGTGAGCGGGTTCATCAACTCGAACTCGTGGCCGGCCTCGCAGGCGGCGGCTACGTCGATGCTGTCGACGTCGAACATGGGGCAGTCTCCTGGTGAAATGAAAACGGCCCGCGGGTGCGGGCCGGGTGGGGTTGCGAGCCGCGGAGTCGAACCGCGCTTCTCCGGGTTATGAGCCCAGCGGATTACCGCCTTCCTCGCTCGCGATGGGAATCAGTGGTGCCGGGTTGCGCAGTTGCCCGCCCGGCGCGGGATGCCCGGAGGAGGCCGGAGATGACGCCGGCGGCCGTGATGGCGGGAGCCGCCGGCCGCCGACTGCGCGCGGCACTGCCGCCGCGCGGCCTGGCGCTACGCGGCGAGCGAGTCCTGCACGATCAGCGTGGTGTCTTCGTGCCCGGTCTTGGCGCTGCCGCGGCCGGCGGTGAAGTCGAAGCTGATGGTGAGCGCGTTCTCGCCGCGGGCGATGCTGCCGCCGGCCAGCGAGACGTTGGGCAGCGCGAAGCTGAAGAAGTCGGTGTTCGCGGCGCTGCCGGCGTCGAACCGGCCGACGATAGCGATCTGCGACTCCAGGTCGAAGTAGTCGTAGTAGGTGGCGCTGTCGAGGTACAGCGTGGCGCTGCCGGAGACATCGACCGGGCCGGCGAGGATGTCCGGCGAGGTGTTCCGGAAGACCGCCTTCAGCGGCGTCAGCCCGCTCGACTGGTTCAGCCGGAAGCCGGTGAGCACGCCCACCTGCACGCCCTCGATGAACGCGGCGCCGGCGAGCGAGCTGTACACCGTGGAGCTGCCTTCGGCCGTGGGGCTGGTGAAGTACTGCGAGGCGGCTTTCACCACCTGCGAGCCCTGCAGGTCGAGGTTGAAGCTGATGTTGTCGTTGTCGGCCAGCTCGAGCGAGAAGCCGCCGACCCGCACGCCGTCGGCGCGCAGGGACAGCGCGGCATCGGGCATCCAGCGCTCGATCGAGTACCAGTCGTTGGTGTGGCCGGTGGCCGGCACCCAGGTGACCTTGCCGGGGATGCTCACGACGACGCTGTCGCCGGAAGCCTTGGCCGCCACCGTCTCGGCCACCGTCATGTCGGTGGCGGTGAGCGCGATGATGGTGAAGTTCTTCGAGTTGTTGCCGGTGCCGCCGGCGGTCCAGCCGGTCATCCGCACCACCATGCCGACGCGCAGGCCGTCGGTGATCCACGAACCGGCGGCGCGCACGAACTGCGGCGCCGTGGCGGCGGCGGTGACGTTGGTCAGCGCCGGCAGCGTGGTCACCGTGGTGAAAGCGCGCCGCAGGGCGCTGCCGATGAACGGGGCGTAGGTGCCGCCCGAGAGCAGGCCCTGCGCGGCGCCGGCGGCGCGGCGCATGCCGTGCCGCGGCATGGGCCGCTGGTAGTCGGTGCGCAGCTCGGTGTTGCGCAGCATGTCCTTGGCGAGCGCGACGTTGTAGTCGGTGCGGCGCAGCCGCTGCGCGCTGCCGGCGCTGGGGGCGGCCGGGTAGGTTCCGGTGCCGATCTTGTAGGCGATGACTTCGCCGACTTCTTGCTGGATGGCCATTATGGGTTCCTTTCGGGAAAGTTATCGCGCGACGCCGGGCTCGCCGAACTGCGCGTAGTACGTCACTTCAACAGTCAGGGTCTGTTCCATGGCCGGCTGGGCGACCAGCCAGCGGCGATCGGCAAAGTTGTCGAAGAGCTTGGGGCCGAAGTTGAAGCCGTCGATTCCCTTCAACAGCCCGCCGAGCGTCCAGTCCGTGGCCAGGCGTGTTTCGGCCTCACCCCAGATCCGTTCCATCTCGCCATCGGCGACGGCGCCGTCGAGCACCAGCGCGGTGATGCCGAGCTGGGCGCGGCGCACGAGCAGCAGGCTGTCGCGCGCGGCCTTGGTGGCCGTGCGGGCCTGCTCCTCGCCCACCTGCACGATGAGCGCGGTGAGTTCCGCCGCGGCGAGGATCCGCCCCGGCGGCGCGATGACACGGGCGACGCCCGGAGTCGGCGCCAGCCGCGCGATGAGCGCGGCGCCGATCTGCTGGCGCAGCGTGGTCATTCAGGCACCAGCTTGGCGACGGTGAAGTACCCGTCGCCCTGCCTGGCCGGCGGCTGCGTGACGCGGTAGACGGCGCCGCAGATCTCGACGCCGACGCCGACCTCGAGGTCCGGCGCGTCGGCGGTCTGGTACTCGATGGCCACGTCGGAGCCCTGCACCTGGTAGTCGGCGAGCAGTTGATCCGCCTGCACGAAGCCGCAGGCGAACCGCGTCCGCGGCCCCTTCAGCGGCTGGTAGGCCGCTTCGTGCAGCAGGCCGGCCCGCGCGAACGCGGAAAACAGCCGGCCGGGTTCGAAGGCCATCAGGCGGCTCGGGCGATCAGCCGAAGACGCCGTTCAGGCGCACGCGGCCGACGGTCGGGCCGCTGGACTTGGCCGCCACGAAAACGCCGATCTTGGTGTTGCTGGTCGACGTGGTCGTGACTTCCTTGTTGGTGTTGTCCCAGTAGGCGATCGACCCGACCGACGGCGTGTCCGTGGTCTTGGTCTTGATGTCGATCACCCCGGTGGTCTTGAATTCGCCGACCGCGCCGTTGGCCACGGCGGCAGTGGCGACGCCGAAGATGTTGGTGCCAATCAGCGCGCCTTCGCCCGAGGCGACCGCGTAGGGGGCGGTGAGCGTGAGCACGTCACCGGGTTGCACGTAGTTGTTCATTGCAGGGTCCTTTTCGAATGGGAGTTGGCGGGCGGCTCACGTCGCCATGACGGCCGCCCGCTGGTTCAGTGCGCCAACTACGCGCCGGCGTTCTTGAACATGCCGCGGTGGTCGATCGCCTTGGCGGCGAAGTCCAGCCGCGCCTTGATCTCGAGGCCGTCGACGTCGAAGCCCATGCGCTGCTCGGTGAACAGGCCCTCTTCGCCGTCGAGGTAGGCGTACTCGACCGTGTCGATCTGGTCGGGGTCGGCCACGCCGTACCAGGCGGTGGCGGAGTTGGCGTCGAGCCGCGCCTCCACGACCATGTCGAGCGAGCCGCGGAAGACGTTGGTGTCGGCGCTCTTGGTGGCGACGATGACCGCCTGCAGGATCTTCTGCGTGGTGGTCTCGTGCGCGGCCGGCACGATGACGAAGCGCGGCGCCAGGTTCAGCGGCTGGCCGTTGCCGGAGCCGTCGGTCTGCAGCCGCATCAGCTTGCGCATCTCGGAGAAGGTGGTCTCCGAGGGGGCGCCGGCCGTGCCCAGGTTGCCGTGCGTGGCGTGGAACAGGGCCACGGTGTCCGACAGCGCGGCGTTGGCGGTGAGCACCGCGTAGACGGTGTCGCTTTCGAAGTCGCCGGCGGCGCGGCCGTACATGCGCGGCAGGCGGCCGAGCATGTCGATGTCGTCGTTGATGATCGTCTGCCGCGTGACGCCGACGACCTTGCCGTAGGTGGCGAGCTGGATCGACTCGCCGCGGTCGACCATCTTGCCGCGCTTGAACTCGCCGTGCTCGTTGACCTTCTCGAGCGTGAGATTGCCGGCGACGGCCACGCGCGAGGCGGGGCGGAAGTCGGCGAGCGAGCCGCGCCGCGCCCACACGGTGAAGGTGCGCGGAGCGCTCTCGTAGCCGCGCCGCAGCGAGCGGCCGACGGTGTTGGCCAGGGCGACGGCGAAGTCGCTGGTGGTGTGCAGGCTGCGGAAGCCCGATTCGTCGCAGCCGGTGAGCGCCATGCTGATGACGGCGTTGCGGCTGAGCTCGGCGGTGCGCACGCCCTGGGCGTCGAGCGAGCGGCGGGCGAGCTCGAGCAGGCCGTACTGCCGCCAGGCGCGGGCGCGCTCGGGCAACTGGGGTTCGTTGCCGGTGCGGTGCGCCAGCGCTTCGGTGATGGCGGCGCGGCGGGTGTCGGTCTCGTCGGTGACGGTCTCGATGAAGGCGGCGCTGCGGCCGGCGGTGGCCTCGGTGCGGCGCGACAGCTCATCGAACAGGCGCCGACGGGCTTCGGCGAGATCGACCGCCTCGTCACCGATCATGCGCATCGCGAAGTCGTCGCCGAGGTTGTGGCGGCGGCAGGCGTCGGTAATGAAGGCGACGCGCTCGCGCTCGGCGCGGGCGGCGGCGCGGGTGGCCTCGGTGCCGGCCGCGGGGGCGGCCGGTGCGGCGGGTGCGGCGGGTGCCGTGCCGCCGGCGCCGAGGGCGCGCGTGTCTTCTTGCGGTTGCCCGGCTGCGGTTGCCGCCGGAGCGCCTTGCGTGTTTTCAGCCATTGCAGGCTCCTTTCGGGAGAAAGTGCCGGCGGCTGCCGGCGGGGAGAAATCAGCAGGCGCGGCGCGCTGCGCCGGCCCGATGTCGATGAACTCGCAGTCGAAGCTGCGCTGTTGCTCGCGCGGATCGCCGGAGGGCGAGGCGCTGCGGATCTGGGCGCCGGCGTCGGCGCCGATGGGCACGAGCGAGATCTCGAACGGCTCCCACTCGACGACGCGGTATAGCCAGTCGTCGCCCTCCTTGGCGGGCGCGATGCGCTCCATGCGGATGCGGCGGTAGCCGGCGCTGACGTTGCGCAGGATGCCGCCCTGCACGTCGCGCACGACGGGATCGACGTCGGCGCGCTCGGAAAAGCGCAGGTCGACCTCACCGCGGCCGCCGGCGATGGCGGGGTTCTCGCAGACGCCGAGCACGTCGCGCAGGCTCCACTGCGAATGCGTGTCGAGCACCGGGGCTCCGGCGCGCAGGCGGTCGAGCCGGACCGCGGCCTCCGAGACGACCAGCTCCTCCTGGTAGTAGCGGCCCATCATCCAGTCGTACCGCCGCACCTTGGCGCCGGTGGTGAACACGCAGCGCGCGGTGCGCGTCTCGGCGTTGAACGATTCGATCGGCGCCAGCCGCGTTTCCAGCGGCATCAGGCCGTGCGTGATCCGCCGCGCGGCGGTGTCGTCGGGCATGGGAAACCTCCAGGGTGCGGCGCCGGCGGGGCCGGCGGCGCGTGGGTCAGTGCAGCCGAAAGCGCTCGGCCGGGATGCTTGGCCGCGCCGCGGCGGCCACGCTGATGGCGGCACGCGCGGCGGCGGCGACTTCGATGGCGAAGATGCGATCGGCCAGGCCGAGCGCGGTGGCGGCGCTCACGGTGGCCCGCGCGCCGCGCGCCGCCGCCGTGCCGACCGTGCACGGCACGACGATGGCGCCGGCAATGCCGGCCAGCAGCCCGCGGGCACCGGCGGCGCCGCGGCCGCACGTGACAACCTGCGCGCTGCCGACAAGCGCGGCATGGCCGCCGGCGGCGGCTCGGCCGCGGCTGCAGGCGATGGTGACCGGCACGCCGATCTGCGCCGCGCGTCCCCGGGCCGAGGCCGAACCCTTGACGCAACTGACGACCGCGGCGACGACGATCGTCGCCGGCCTGCCGCGTGCGCCGGTCCGGCCGACCAGGCAGGCGATGTCGTTGCCCGACGAGACGGCGCCGGCGAGTCCTCGTGCCGCCGTGCGTCCCTTGGCGCAGGACACCGTGACCGCGGTGGCGACCGTGGCCTGCAGGCCGCGAGCGGCAGTCTCGCCCGGCTGGCAGGCGACGGTGACGGCGGTCGAAACACCGGCGGTCAGGCCGCGCGCGACGGTCGCGCCCGTGCTGCAGGCGACGGTGACGCTGGTGGCGACCGCGGAGGCCTTGCCACGCGCTGCGGTCCGGCCAAGCGCGCAGGAAATCGTGACCGGGACGGCGATCGCGGCGGCCTTGCCGAGGGCAGCGGCGCGGCCGACGTTGCAGGCGATGGTGACGCCGCCGCCCGCAGCCAGCCCGAATACCGGCAGCCCGTCCCACCGCAAGCCGCCGGCGAACACCGGCAGCCCGTCATGGGCGAGGAACGGACTGGCCGCGCCGAAGACCGGCAGCCCGTGCGCGGTCAGCGCCGCCACGGGGCTACCTCACGCCGTCGATCAGCAGCGCGATATCGGTCGCCATCTGCGCGACCACGGCACGCAGCGCCGGCACGCTGTTAGCCGCGTTGGCGTTGCCCACAGCCGCTTTCGCGCGCGCGGCGGCGGCCTCCGAGACGCCCAGGAAGTCCGCGCGCCGCTTGTTGGCTGCTGCCACCTTGCCCGGATCGAGAAAATGCTTCGCCATGTCAGATCACCGGCCAGTTGACGACGACAGCGGCCACCTGCTCGACCGTCATGCAGGCTTCGATCGAGTCGGCCGCGGCGTTCTCGGCCGCGATGACGGCCTGCTTGTCGGCCACCATCTGCGCGCGCTGCGCCTCGGTGTCGGGATAGGTGCCGTCGGCGAGGTTCAGCTGGCGCCAGGTGGGCCACCTAGCGCCGATGCGTGCCGCGGCTTCGGCACGGTTCGCGGCGATGGCGGCGGCCTTCGCGGCCGGCAGCGGATTGAACGCCGCGAGCACTTCGGCCTCGACCGGCTTCGGCTCGGGCCGCGCCCAATGCGAGATGACCGCCGGCCCGTTTGCCGGCTGCGTTACGCAGCACTCGGCGCCTTCCCACGGGCCGATCACGATTCCGGGGTACTGCTGCAGCAGCGCATCGGCCAGCATTAGTAGTCCTCTCCGAGATAGAAAAGGGCCTGATCGCCGGTCACGGTCTTGGTCGAGCCGGAGCTTTGATACACCCACAAACTCACATAGTCTGTCGTGCCGTTCAGATAGTGCAGTCGCAAACCGAAGGACTCTGCGTCATTCATCGCCGGCAGACGCAGCGGGATGTTCGTTGAGCCATTTTTCCCGCTGCCGACGATGAACTGATTGCCGGTGCCGTGGCTGCCGCAGTAAGCGTGCACGTAGTGCAGATACCATCCGGGGCGAGTCGGCGTGATGCGGCCGTTGCTGGTGTTGTGCCAGCCCTCCTTGTCCGTCGACTCACTGCCGGTGACGATCTCCGTGAACGACACGTTGCCCACGCTCGTTCCGCTGGCCGAGGCGACGACGACGCCACTGCGATTGGCGAACGCCGCGGCGAGCCCGGCATGCAGCCCGGTGCGAACGTCCCTCACTTGGTCACCACGCCCTGATAGCCGTTGTAGGCGTCACCGCCGGAAACGTTTTTCAACCGCATCCAGACGGTGTTGGTGAGCCGAAACGTCAGGCCATGGACACTGCCGCCGGAGAGCGTGTCGACCAGCGTGAACGTCGAGCCGTCGGCGGTGAGGTAGACCTCCATGCTCTTCCCGCTCTGCGCGACCAGCGTGTGGATCAGCCACTCGACGCCGCTGCCGGGCTGCACGTCGGTGGTGGCGTTGGAGGCCTTGGTGGCCCAGGCGGTTACTGCGTCGGCGACGGCCATCTCACTTCTCCACGATCACGATCGCCGCGCCATAGGCGGCGAGCTGCAGCCGGCGCGCAGCGCGGCAGGCGTCGGCCTTGCGCGTGTAGCCCTCGCTCACGACGAACACTTGGCCGTTGCGCGCGCGTAGGCGGACGTACCACTGGCCACCGCGGCCCGGGAAGACTTCCCACTTCATGGCGCGGCGGCTACGGGTTCGGGTCGAGCTCGAGGATGTCGTTCGTGCCGCCCGACCAGTCGATGGTCAGCGGCCCGGTGACGAGGCTGCGCGCGCTGCCCAGGTCGACGTAGCCGAGCGCCCGCTTGCCGGAGTCGGTGTCGTTGTAGAGCACGCCCCAGCGGCCATTGGTGAAGCCGCTGGCGTCCTGGGCGAGGTTGATCACGTCGGCGCGCAACGTGGGCTTGCCGCTCACCAGCGTCCAGGTGCGGCTGGCGAGCGTGATCGGGCCGGTGTAGGCCGTGCCGCCCGTGGCCACCTGGCTGCTGCTGAGGTTGGTCGAGCCGCCGGCGCCCCAGCGCGGGTCGGCGGTAGCCTCGGTGGGGTCGATGCCGCTGTCGCCGCTGCCCTTGATGATGGCCAGCTTGAGCGTGTCGGCTGACAAGTCGTGCAGCTTCTTGCCGATGTCGAGCAGGGCCTGCTCGAACCAGAAGATGTCGCCTGCGGCCATGGGGGACTCCTATCGGGGCGCGGTGAGTGCCGGCAGGCGCCTAGGGGCGCGTGACGGGTTTGAGGACGCGCAGCTCGCCCCAGGCGAGCCAGCGCTTGGTGGTGTCGGCAAAGACGGCCTTGCAGTCCCAGACGTGCAGGCCGGCGGGGTCGCGGGCGTGCGCGCCGGGGTCGAGGTCGGCGAGCGTGTCGGCGGTGAGATCGAGCCGGATTTCGGTGTCGTCGACGGTGACGGTGAAGGCGCCGGCGGCGGTCACCTCGTCGAGCGACTTGCGGATCTCGGCGGTGACGGTGGCGCCGGCGACGTTCAGGACGTTGCCGGCGGTGTCGATGAGCCGGATGACGATGCGGTCGGCATCCGCCCCCTGCCGCGCCACCAGGTTGACTTCGACGCCGAGATCCCCGAGGTTGACCTCGAGCAGCGTCGGGTTGACGGTGGCGCAGCTCACTTGTCGGCCTCCGGCTGCGTGGCGGCCAGGGCCTGCGCGGGGGTGAGCTTCAGATCAGCCACGGCGGCGTCGGTGTCGAAGACGAGGCCGGCGGCGAGATCGGCGGCGCGCTCCTGGGCGATCTCGGCGCGCACCTCGTCGGGGTCGTAGCCGAGTTCGCGGATCAGTTCGCTGCGGCTGAGCAGGCCGCCGCGGTTCAGCTCCTTGCTGGCCAGTGCGTCCTTCAGGGGATCGACCTGCGGCCGCTTGGGCATGGTGATCTTGTCGGGCGCGCTGCCTACGCGCCGGCCGGCGTCGCGCGCGGCTTCGCGGAACCACTCGCGCACGGGCTGGACGAACTGCGGGACGAAGACGAGCCACTGCAGCACGTCGACCATGGCGCGGAAGTGCAAGAGCCCCATGCGGTTGCTGCTGAAGTTGCCCTTGCTCTGGTCGCCGGTGAGCTGGGCGTAGGTCATGCCGCAACCGACGGCGATGGCGTGCAACTGCCGCGCGGACCAGTCGCCGTCCATGGTGGGCGTGGGGTTCAGCGAATCGACCGTCTCGCCCGGCCGCAGGTACTTGACCATGCCGGGGTAGACCTTCTCGCCCTTCAGATCGCGGCCGTCCTGCAGCTTGGCGAGCTCGCCGGCGACCATGCTGTCGCTGTCGGTGGTGATGAGCACGCCGAAGCAGGCTTCGATCTTCTTGCGCATCAGCAGCGCATCTTCGTAGTCGCCGAGGTTGCGCAGCCGCATGAGGCTGGTGGCGAGCTTGCTCACCGCACGGACCTGGCTGGGCCGGGTGCGGTCGTACACATGCAGGATCTCGCCGGCGGGGACGCGCTGGCTCTGCAGCGTGCCGCGCACGCCCATCAGGGCGGGCTCGCCAGGGTGCTCGGGGTACAGCCAGTAGGCGACGCGGCGGCCGAGCCGGTCGAATTCGATGCCGAGGATGGCGACGTTGCCGCCGGCGAGCACGCCGGTCTTTTCGTCGTCCAGGTGGTCGGGCTCGTAGATGCGCAGCGCGAGCGGGACGTCGCCGGCGCCTTCGATCTTGCGGTACATGCGGCGGACGAGGCATTCGCCGCTTTCCATCCACGTCCAGGCGGCGAGGCGCTGCAGGCCGTAGCCGTTGGTGACGCCGTCCCAATCGCAGGCGCGCGAGCCGAACCAGGCGTCCCACAGCCGGCGCTCGGCTTTGTCGGCGGGGGCGCTGGTGATGCCGGTGCCGACAATGGCGGTGGTGAGCCCGCTGATGGCAGACAGGGCGTACTCGTTGTTGCGCACCATCTCGCGGGCGCGGTTGCGCTGCCGGGCGAGGCCGAAGCCGACTTCGGCGTTGGCGCTGCCGCCGGTGGCCTGCCAGCCCTCAGTGCGCCGGCCGACCTTGGCGGCGTCGTAGGCGCGCAGTTCGCCGAGCAGGTAGCGGGCGTGCGCACGCCGCAGGGCGGTGCGCGGGGCGATCGCGGCGATCGTGCTTTCGAGCCAGTCCATGCGGCGAGTGCGGGCGCTAGTCGCGCGAGAAGACGGCGAGCGTGGTGCCGCCGCGGGCGGAGGCGGCCCCGGCGGCGGCGGCTTCGAGCTCGCCGCGGATCATTTCGCGCGCCTGGCGCAACTGGGCGACGCTGCGGTACTCGATGCGCTTGTCGGCGTACTGCACGACGAGCTCGCCCGAGGCGATGGCGCGCTCGATGGCGGTGAGGTCGGAGGTGGTGAAGCTCATGCGGCGGTCTCGCTCGCGTGGTTGTCGTTGCGCATTGCCTACCCTCCTCCGAGCCAGTTGCTGTCTGCCCGCAGCCAGTCGCGGTCGTGATGCGCGGCTTGCCCAGGCGGGGCGGCGGCGCGCGGGTCCGAGCCCGCGGCCGCCGCTGCCTGGGCCGCCGGCGCTTCGGACGCCGGCGTACTGCTCACGCTCACGGGGTTGTTCGTTGCGGAGAACAGATCTCCGGTCTTCGGTTCGAGCATCCGCCGCAGGTGGTCCCAGTCGCCGGCCTGCAGGCGGTGCACGCGCACCAGCGGGTGATGCGCGGCAGCCATGGCGCCGACGACGCAGTCGAGCGCTTCATTGCGCAGCCGGACCTTGACGTAGGCGCCGCGGTCGTCGCGCACTTCGGCGCAGAGCTGCTCGAACCATTCGGTGCCGAGGCCGGCGCAGAAGCGGACCATGCGGGCGGCGGGATCGTCGAGCTCGCGGTCGGCGTCGAGCCGGGCAAAAAGCGCGTCCTTGGCGGTGTCGGTGCCGACCATCCACAGCTGCACGCCGCCCTTGTGCAGCTCGCCCTTGCTGTTCTTCACGTCCTGCTTGCTGGGCTTGCCGAGCACCGGCCGCTTGGGGGTGCTGGCGCCCTTGGTGACACAGACGCGGTCGTGCCGCCACCGCCGGCCGTACTGGTAGACGAGGTCGGTGCGGTGGCCGCCGCTGTCGATCGCGGTCATGGCGATCTGCAGGTCGACACCGGCGCTGTTGCGCAGCGGCCGGTGCCGGTATTCGGTGAGCACGTCCCAGGGGCTGCCGGGGGTGCCTTCGGGCTTGATCGGGTCGCCGGGAATGACGAGGTGATCGAGCACGGCCTTGCGTTCGCCTTCGGCCCAGCCCAGGACGGTGGCTTCGAGGCGGTCGTTCTGCGTGTCGACGCCGCAGGTGAGCAACACGTAACCCGGCGGGACGGTGCGGGCGGGCCAGGCTTCGGCACGCTTTTCGAGCGCGGGGCCGCGCAGGCGCTCGGAGTGGTCTTCGTACGGCTCGCCGTCGACGAGGTTGATGAAGGCCTGCAGCCGGGCGGCGTCTTTCGCGGCGGCGAGCCACAGCTCGGCGATCTGCGCCCAGCTGCGGCCGAGGCCGACCGGGGCGTACAGGGCGTTGAGGTGGTAGCTGGGCCGCAGCTCCTGCAGCGCGGGAACGCGGTGGCGCCACTCGCCGCGCTCGAGCATCTCGGTCTTGTGATGCTCTTCGATCAGGCAGCCGTGCGCCTGGCAGGCGTAGCGCGCGGTCTCGGGCAGGTGATGCTTCTTCCCGGTCTCGGGGTCGACGACCTTGCTCCACACGAGGTGCTGCCGGTGCAGGACCTGATACTCGCCGCAGTGCGGGCACGGGACCCAGTACTGCGCGCGGCTGCCGCGCTCGTATTCCTTGGCGATGTGCGGCAGCACCTTCTCGCCGTCGGCGCCGACCGTGACCCGCCCGGGCGTGCTGGCCTTGAGCCGCTTGGCGCGCGGGAAGGTGATCGTGCGCTGCTCGGCCAGCGCGATGGGATCGCCTTCGTCGTCGACGTCGACCGGGTAGCGGTCGGTCTCGTCGAGCAGCAGCTTCTTGATCGGCATCGAGGCGAGCGCGCTCGCGGCGTTGCTGCCGGTCATGATCAGCATGCCGCCGGGGAAGTCCTTCAGCAGCGTGGTGTTGCCGCTGTCGCGCGCGCGGGCGGGGGCCACCTTGGCGGCCAGGCGCTCGCAGGCGGCGATCATCGGCGCGATTCGCTGCTTGGAGTACTTCTCGACGGTGTCGAGCGTGGGCTCGACGAGCAGCATCGGCGCCGGATCGTGGTCGATCGTGTAGCCGATCCAGTTGTTGCCGACTTCACTCTTGCCGACCTGGCTGGCGGCCATCAGGACGATGTCGCTGGCCGGGTCGTGGGCGCTCAACCGGTCCATGGGCTCGCGCAGGTACGGCGTGCGCGCGGTGCGCCAGGGGCCGGCTTCCGAGGCGCCCTTGCCCGGCAGGACGCGATGCCGGTCGGCCCACTCGCTGACGGTGAGCCGCTCGGGCAGCGCGAGCGCGGCGGCGATGGCGGCGCAGGCCTGCGCGTAGCCGTCGGCGATCTGCACGCCGCCGGCGGCCGCGGCGGTGTAGCCGTGGGCGAGGTTCACGCGGCGGCGGCGGCGCCGGGCGGCAGGCGGCGCTGCAGGGCGCCGACCGCGGTGGCGACGTTGGCCAGCGTGCGCTCGTCATCGGCCAGCAGCAGCGCGTGCACGCGGCGCACGTCGGTCTCGGCGGCGGCCTGCGCGGCGAGGCGATCGGCGCGGCCGAGCATCGTGTCGCGCAGCGCAAGCACGAAATCGGTGATCGCCTTCATCACCGCGGGCGCTTCGACCAGTTCGCCGGCCAACTGGCGCAGCTCGAGCTTCTTCAACTCGGCCTGCGCGCGCGTGAGGTCGGCCTGCGCGACCTGGAACTCCGAACGGCGCGGCAGCGGCGCCTCGGGCGGCGGCGCCGGTGCAGACGTTTGCACCGCAGGCGTCGGAGCGGCCACCGCGTCGGCGCGCGCAGCGGAAGCACCGTCGACGGCGATCGCGGCCGGAACGGCCGGCGCATCGGTCTGGCCGCTGGCGAGGCCCGCTGGCGTCGGCGGTGGCAGCGCATCCAGCCGCGCGCCGGCGCGGTACGCCGCCCAGCGCTCGCGCACGCCCTCCTTCGATGGATGGCGCGTCGCCTCGATCAGCCGCAGCGTCGGCTCGACCAGGATCCGCTTGCCGTCGGTCGTCGTCACCGCCTTCCCGGTCTTCACCAGCTTCGTCACGTAGCTGGCATCGCAGCCGTAGATGCGAGCGAAGTCCGACTTCGACACTGATCCGTCCATCACTCACCCCTGCACCCAGCCTCTGGACACCCTCCCCGCCCGACTTGACCGGCGCTTGACCTAACCGCCCCGACTTGACTAACCCTTTACCCCTGCGACCAGCCGTAAACCGCGGTCGCGAATGACCCTCGGGGCGGGGGGCCCGGGAAGGACCCCGCAGCGCAGCATGGCGGCCGCGCGCGCGACGCGGGCGGCGGGCGGATCAGCGGGCCGTGGCGGCGGCCTGGCGCATCGCTTCGGCGAGATAGCCGGGCAGCACGCGGACGGCGCGCGCCCTGCCCCAGGCTTCCCAGCCGAAGCGCGGGCGGTAGTGCACGGAGCGCTTCGGGAACACGATCAGCGGGCGGAGCTTGCGGCCGCGCCAGCTGGCGCCGGCGGTGCGCTGGTACAGGCCGGCAGGCAGCGACCGGCGGCCGCGCGGGACGCCATAGAAGATTTCATCCGTCGCGCCGATGCCGCGGCGCTTCAGGGCGCGGCGCGCGCCTGGCCGCTCGCTGCGCGACTGGGCGGCCCACTGCTGCGTGAGATCCTCGAGCGAGCGGGCGCGGCGGCCGAGTCTCGCGCGATCGATCAGGGCAGCGATCGTGCCGCGCGGGATGTTGCCGTAGGCATCGAGCCGCACCTCGGCCGGCAGCCGCTGCGCCTGGCGCCGTGGCGCGCGATCGCCGCCGCGCACCTGGTAGGCCATATAGGCAGCCTGCAGGCGCTTGTATCCGACCGTAGCGACCAGCTGATCGCGGCGCGCGGGCTCGGTGTACAGACCCTGCCGGGTAAAGCGGGTAGTCCGCCCGCCTAGCTCGCGCTCGGCCTGGTCGGGGGCGGCGGCGGCGATGTCCTTCGCGGTGCGGGTCAGCGCGAGCGATGCGGCGAAGCGCGCCTGCTTGCCGATGCCCTGCGCAACCAGCGCGAGCGTGGCGCGGTCTAGGGAGACTCGGACTCGTGGCATGGCGCGGACTTGCTCAGCCGATGAACGGCGGTTGACGTGGATATACGTGGCGTATACATTGCAGTCATGGCGATACGGCATCGCCAGCGGACGCCAAGCCGACACTTGGAGCTCTGAGGAGCACAGCACATGCCATCAATCACCATTCCCCGCGACGCCACTCCGGCCGAAATCACGGCCGCCGGCTGGATCGTCGACGGATCGCAGTGCCAGTCGCCGACTACCGGCGCCGGGTACGCCATCGAGTCCATGCGCGTGGCGCTATACCGGACCGATCCCGACACGGGGCATCGGTTGCTCGGCCCCTGGATCTACCTGAGCGATGATCTGCCGATGGCGGAATCGTTCGTGGCACCGATGTCCGCCGCCGTTGGTATCGCCGAAATCGACTATCTCGATTGCATCGAGAACATTGACGACGATCTCATCGCCGCGCGCGCCGTACTGGTGCGGCGCATGGCTACGGAGCAGACGCCATGACGTACCACGCGCCATCCCCCGAATACACCGTTGCGCCCCGCCCGGAAATGCGCTGGCACCGCGCCTGGTCTGTCGACCTGGCGGCCGGCACGGCCACGCACGAGAGCGGGCTGGTGGTTCGATTCACCCGGGCGGCGGATGATCCGGCCGCCTGGGACGGCGCGGCGGATGCCGCCAGCGCCGAGACCGTGCTAGCCGCCCTGGTGGCCGAGCACGGGCCGCACAATGCGCCGCTGCGCCTCGCCCGGCTGATGCGCGAGGCTGGAGAGACCTGGACCCATGCCCAACACTCGCACACTCGCCGCGGCGCTGCACGTTGAGGCGCCGGATTCGGCGGCGATCGCGGCGCTGCGGGCGCGGCTGGCGATCAGCCAGGCCGAGCTCGCGCGCGCCGCGGGCGTGCACGTCAACACGATTGCCCGGGCCGAGCGCGGCGAACTGGCGCTCGGCGCGGCACCCTGGGCGCTGGCGCTGCTGGCGCTGGGCGCGCATCCGGTCGCGGTGGCCGCGGCCCGGCTCGGCCAGGTGGCGGGGCGATCGGTGCCGCTGGCTGTACCGGCGGGGAAACCTGTCGAGACCTCGGTGCGGGCCGGGCGGGAAACCCGTCGAGACCTCGCCGCTGGAAAGCCGTCGAGACCTCGGCGCTAGACCTGTCGAGACCTCGGCGCCGGAAAGCTGTCGAGACCTCGCCGGCGAACCCGTCGAGACCTCGGCGGAGACTCGATCGGGAAACCCGCCGAGACCTTGCCGCAGGCCACGCGCCGCGCGAGACAAGCCGCGCGCGCTTCGGACGACGGAAACGACAAGGGCCAGCGATGTCGCCGACCCTTTGTCATTTCCACCGCGGGTGAAGTCTCCGCCAGAGGATAGCGAATTCTGGCATGAATCGAATATCTCCAAAAAATATACGGCGCGGATAGTTGGTCAGTCGTCCAGCGCGACGCTGGCGATCTGGGTGCGGCCGATCTTCGGCCGGGCGCGTCGGGGCGGCGGGCGGCGGCGGGAGGCGTCGAACGGCTCGCCGCGCTGGCGCTGGTCGAGCAGGCGGGCGAGCGTGCGCTGCAGCCGGTTGAAGCGGACCTCGAGCGCGTCCGGGTGCAGGTTCAGGCGCCGCGCGAGGCCGCGCTGCTTGGGGTAGGCGGCCACGGCGAAGGCGCGGACATCGTCCGGCGTGTAGCCGAGCAGCTCGTGGGTCTCGCGCTCCTCGAGGTGCAGGCGCGGCACGGCGTCGTCGAGCATGTTCCACGTGGCGAGCGAGGCGCCGCCGCCGCGCAGGCCCTGCCAGGTGGCGACCTTGAAGCCGCTCTGGCCGACGCGCCAGGCGCCCCAGCGTTCGAGCCGCTGATCCCAGTAGGTCTGACGGTAGCGGCTCATGCGGGGCGGCGCTCCCAGCGGTCGGGCTCGATGTAGGTGAAGACGGCGGCGGGCTCGGCCAGCGGCGTGCCGACCTGGTGGCCGGCCTCGCAGGCGTAGAAGCCTTCGCGGCCGGCGAGGCCTTCGCGGATGGCGGCGTCGATGAAGGCGGCGACGTTAGGCATGCGGTCGCGCAGGCTGCCGGCGGCGGTCGGGGCGGCGGCCTCAGTCATGCCGCGGATCCGCGCGGCGAAACGCGGGCGAGTTTCGGCCAGGAATGCCGGCGGGAATCTGGCCCGGAATCTGCCAGGAATCCGGGCAGGAATCTGGCCTCGATTCCGGCTCGGAATCTGGCCAGGAATCCCGGCACGATTCCGGTGCAGACGCTGGCGCAGGAACCCCGGCGTCATCCGGCGGGACTCGTGGCAGGCGCGGCGGCCGGCAGCGGCGGACTGGGCGCCGGCGGCAACTGCATCCGCGCGGCGGCCTCGACGGTCATGCGGCCGGCGGCGACCTCGGCCGTCATCCACTCGACGTAGGCATCGTAGGCCGCACGCTGCGCCAGCATCGACCAGCGGTGCGCGGTGCGGCGAATGGCCGAAGTGTCGGTCTGGCTCAGCTTCATCGTTCCACCCTTCCTAACTTTCCCCGGGGAAAATGAATGACTCACACGCCCGCGCATAAGGCGCGGCAGGCGCGCCGCGCCTGTCACGCCTCACGCGCGGCCGCATGGAGGCTTCAAAATCGCTGGGGAACCATCGGAACCCCATCAAATCGGGAGGTCATCTTTCTCCTCCCGAGGGTGCTGCGCGGGCTCGCGCGCGCTACTGAACGTGGCCGCTTTCTTCGGGGGCGGCTTGTACCAGTAGCGCGTCATGCCATTGCGTTTTTCGAGGCGCTCGCATCCGAGCGCCGCCAGCGCCTTGCCGACGCGCGACTGCAGGTCGCGGGTCAGCTGGGCGTAACTCACTTTCAGGCAGCGGAAGGCGGCATCAGCCAGGCTGAAGGCGCCGCCGTGCACGCTGCGGGAGGCGATCTCGTCCATGCCGGGGTCGAGCACCCAGTCGTGCAGCGCGTCGATCAGCGACTCCTGCTGCACGCGCTTCATCTGCTCGGGGCGGAAGAGCTCACGCTGCTCTTCCTCGGTGGGCCAGGTGCGTTCGCCGGCGTCGACGTCGGCCATCGCCTCGGCCAGCAGCTGCGGCATGGCGCGGCGCAGGCCGTCGATGTCGATCGCGGCGGTGACCGTCACCGGCCAGAAGCGCCGCGCGCCCTGCCCTTCCTTGATGTACTCGGTCTCGTTCGTGGTGCCGACGAACACGCACTGCCGCGGCACCTTGACGTTGCGGCTGGCCCAGAACGGCCGGTACTGGTCGAAAGTGCGCGAGAGGAAACTCTTCTGCGCGTGCGCCTCAACGCGGGTGACCGACTCCATCTCGGAGAATTCGAGCACCCAGTTGCCGTGCAGGGCGAGTGCCGCCTCGCGGTTGTTGGCGAGGTCGAGCGGCGTGTCGGAGCCCCAGGCGCCGCCCAGCGTGGCGGCCAGCGTGCTCTTGCGCAGACCCTCGGCGCCCTCGACGACCAGGCAGTAATCGAACTTGCAGCCGGGCTCCATGACCCGGCGCACCATGCCGCGCAGGAAGTAGGTGGCCACGGCGCGGGTGTAGGGCGAATCGGGCACGCCGGCGAATTCAGTCAGCCAGTTCTCGGCGCGGCGCGTGCCGTCCCAGGCGAGGCCGCGCAGGTAGGCGACGATCGGATGGAAGCTGCGCTCGCGGGCGACGGTCTCCACGGCTTCCACGACCTGCTTGCTGCTGACGATGAGCCCGTACTGCTGCGCGAGCCAGATCGAGGTGCGGCTGTCGTCTTCGCCGGACCACTCGCCGAGCCGGCCGCGGAAGTACGGCGGCTCGCGGCGCTTGATGACGGCGTGGGCGAACTCGTCGAACGCGACCACGCCCTGCCAGCGGGCGTCATTGCGCAGGATCTCGACGATGTTCGCGGTGTGCCGCTCGAGGCCGTCGCGGCCCCAGACGAGCGCCTTGCGCCACTGCGGGTCGACGCCATCGGCATCGAGCGCGGCCTCCACGGCGTCGCGCGCGATCGCCTTGCGGCTGCGGTCCGGTTTTGCCGGCGCAGCCCCGGAGGGGTTTGGGGGCGGTTCGTCAGTGGGCGCGGATGTGGGTGCGGTGGGCTCGGCAGGTGCGGACGAGGCTGGCGCGCGCAGGCGAGCCGGATCGAGCCAGGCGCGCACGGCGGCGGCCGGGTCGGCGGCGGTGACACTGCACTCGGCGATCAGGTCGGCGACGTCCCAGCCGTCGGCGCGATCGCCGGGCGCGGGGATGCAGACGATCGAGACATCGGAGCCGAGCTGCGCGAGCGCGGCGGCGATGCGTTCATCGGCGGCGACGCCTGGCTGCTTGTGCTCCGGCAGCAGCTCGCCGGTGCGCTTGTCGATCTTGGCGTCGCAGTCGGGCCAGAGCACCACGCGCCGGCCGGCGAGGCACGACCAGTCCGCTTTGCCGTCGGCCTTGCAGCCGCCAGGCCAGGTGGTGACCGCCCAGTCGGGCAGCAGGGGCTGCGCGGCCTCGACGCACTTCTCGCCCTCGACCACCAGCACCGGGCGCGTGGCGTCGCGCGCGATCTCGTGCAGGGCGAAGAGCGGGCGCGGCGCGTCGAAGTGTCGCCAGCGCCATTGCATGCCCTTGGTGGGGTGCTTCGACCAGACGCAGGGCAGGATCTCCTTGCCGCCGCTCGATGTCACGAAGCGATGCACCCAGCCGAGCACGCCGCCGGCGGCATCGGTGTAGGCCCAGCTGGCGACCGGCCGGCCGCGGTAGCTGTGCGCCTTGGGGTGTGGCGGACCGTCCGGCGGCCAGGCGCCGGCGTCGTGCCAGGTGTCGTCTGCGGGCTCTGCGCCCTCCTCCCCGGCCGGTTTTCCGCTCGGCTGGCGCGCTTGCTTTGCGGAGGGCTTTCCGGCGGTGCCCTGGGGTTGCCGGCGAACGGTGCTGCGCGCGCCGCCGGGCTCGGGGGTATCGGGAACGGTCAAGCCGACATCCGCGGCCAGCTCGCGCAGGGCCTCCATGAAGCCGAGGCCGCGATGCTCCATGAGGAAGGTGATCGCATTGCCGTGCACGCCGCAGCCGAAGCAGTGATAGAACTGCTTTTCCGGCTCCACCGTGAACGAAGCCGTCTTCTCGCCGTGGAACGGGCACAGGCCGAAGTAGTTGGTGCCGCGCTTTTCCAGCCCCACCGATTGCCCAACGACGCCGACGATGTCGACCCGCGACAGCAGACCCTCGATGAACTCGGCGGGGACGCGGCCCCCGCCCCGCGAACGCCCGGCGGAATCGGTCATCGAGCGGCGTCGTCAGGAACCGTGCAGCCAGCGCTCGAGCTCGCGGCAGGCGGGGAGTTCCACCTGCGGCACCGCCAGCCAGCGCGCCGGCCGACCGGAGGCCTGCGGGCGCTGCGCCGGCTCCACGGCCACCAGGTGCCCGGCGGCGACGAGGTAGCCGGCGGTGCGGCTGGCCTCGGCGACGGAGAGCTGCAGCGCCGCGGCCGCCAGCGGCGCGGTGATCGGGCCGGATTCGGCCGCCAGCCGCACGAAGGCGGCGGAGACTTCGCCCAGCGGCCGGCCGCGGGTCATCGGCGGCTGCCTCCCCTGACGCCGCCGAGGATGTCGTCGAAGATGTCGCCGAAGACCTCGGCGTAGCCGCCCTTGACGCCACTGCCGCCGGCGCCGCGGCCCGCGCCCAGATCTGCAGCGCGCTGCTGCATCCTGCGCACCAGCTCGACGAGCCGCAGCACGTCGTTGGCCATGGCGTCGCGGTTGACGGTCATGCCGTCCAGCTGGCGCTGCGCGCGCGCCTGCATTTCATCGAGGGTCGACATCAACTCCCCTTGCTGGCTGCCATTGAACTTCCGGCGACTATCCCGACCCGCCGCGGCGGCGTGAACGCTGACATCCGTCCCCCTTCACAGCCGCGCTGATTTGTGCCTGGCGAGCTGATGCAACGTCCAGCGGAACCGCTGCGCCGTCGAGCGCCGAAGCGTTTCGCAGTCGCGCTTGATGTCGGCGCGGAGGATGGCGGCCGCGTCGTCGATTTCAGCGTGGCGGGCGGCGCGCGTGTCCCACTTGGCGATTACCGGAGCGGCATCGCGCGCCCCGTCGGCGCAGCGCTGAAGCTCCACGCCGAAGACCTTCCAGCTCGACGCCGCACGGTCGAGCGCCTGCGCGGGCGGCCACGGCCAGCCGGCGCTCATGCCACCGGCCGCAGCGAGGGCGGCGTGCCGACGGTGGCATGGCCAGTGAGCCGCTCGATCCGGGAGACGAGCGCCTTTTGCATCGCCACCGACTCGACGAACTGCCGCTGCGCTGCCGCGAGCTCGTCGGCCGGGTCCATCGCCGTCGCCTTGTATCCCGCTTCGCCGGCGAAGTAGTACATCGCCACGTGAACGCCCGCCTGGCGGCCGGCACGCAGAAGCCAGAGCAGTTGCGAAAGGCTGAGCTTCTCCGCGCGCTCGTGGTCGAGGCACTTGATCAGCCATCGGCCGGCGTCGTCGGCCGGCAGGTCCGGCCGCATCGCGCAAGCGACATGCTTCGCGCCGCCCAGCGCCGCCACCAGCGCCCGCAGCGCCTCTTCAGGACTCTCGGAAAACAGCGGGATCTGCTCGTCTGCCACCGCTTACCCCATTTTGGTAGACGTTGGTAAGCCCATCGCCTAGGCAAGAAAAAGCCCGCAGCGCACGCTGCGGGCCTCGCTCGTTACGCCGGTCGACCGGCCTCGAAAAAGTGCGCGTACAGCCGCTGAATCGTCTGCACCCGCGGGTTGGGCGTCTGCCCGTACTTGATCTTGTCGATCGTCGGCTTCGGCACGCCCGTCGCATCGGCGAGCAGGCGCACATCCGCTTCGCTGCTGGCGCGCAGCTTGTCGAGCACGGGGGTGAAGATGTCCATGGATCGCAAGCCTACCGATCCCGATAAGTTGCGTCAACCGCACTCGGTAAGCGAAAGCCGCTACCGTTTACGGGTGGACCCGCCCACCGACCCCAAGACCATCTTGCGAGGCAACGTCGAGGCGCTCATGCGCGCCTGGTACGGCGGCTCGAACAAGTCCGCCCTTGGCCGCGACACCGGCATCCAGATCGGCGGCGCCCAGCGGGTGCTGGGCTCAAAGGCCAACGTGGGGATCGAACTCATCGCCGCCATCGCGCGGCGCGCCGGGCTGCAGCCGCGGCAACTGTTGGTGCCCGGCCTGAACCCGCACCAGCCTCCCGAGCTGGCCGGCAGCGCGCCCTACGCCGCCGATGCCGCCGCTGGCACCGGTACGCCGCCGGCGGCGGGGTCGCTGAACGAACTAGAGCGGCAACTGCTGCAGTTCTTCCGCGGCATGAGCGACGACCACCGCGACGACCTGCTTATCATCGGCAATCGTTGGTACGCACAAGCGCAGCCGCAGGTCCCATCGGCCGCCAATCCGTTCCAGAAGAAACACAAGGCGAAACCCAAGCCCAAGCCGCGCCCCTGAACGCAACGGGGCGCCGTGTTCGAGAGGAGACAAGCATGCCGTTCCTGTGGATCGTCACGGCGCTGTGCGCCACCCTCGCAGCGCTTTGGCTGATCTTCGGCGTCAACTTTGCCACGGGCGCGCCTCAAGAGGCGGCCGTGGCGGCGATCGCAGCCGCCATCGCCGTGATCCCGTATGTCTTTACGCGCGCGATCGGCTCGTTCCGCGAACTGGACAAGGACAAGGTGCAGCAGGCGATGACCGCCGCCCTGCGCGCTGCGCACGAGGAAAGCAGCGCCACTGCGGGCGCGGCGCAAGTGCAGTGCCCCGAATGCGCCGAACTCGTGCGCAAGGAAGCGCGCGTGTGCAAGCACTGCGGCAGCAAGCTCATCGCTCAGGGCTGAGCGAAGCGCAACCCTTCGGACCGAAACCAGGCGGCTGATCCGGGCCGGCATCGCGGCCGGCCATGGGTTATCGCATTCGGTTGACAAGGATTATCGTATTCGGTAGCGTCCGCTTCGTCACTTGACGGAGCGCACGATGCACCCCTCCCCGCAGTTCACCGCAGCCGACTGGCTGCGCGCCCTCAACTGGGACGGCCAGCCCCGCCTGGCGGCTGTGCTCGGGCGAGCGCCTCGCCGGCTGCTGCCGCAGCGCAGCTTTCGACAAATGGTCGCAAGAGCCCTGGTACGGGGCCTGCTAGCTCGGCAGCTCGCAGCAGCCCCAGCAGGTCGCCCTCCAGGCGTTTGGCATCGAGCTGCATGGCGAGCGCTTGCGTCAGCAGCGCAAGCGCTTCCCGGTGTGACTCTCGCAGTTCTGCCACGAGTTGCGCAACGAAACGCTCGTCCATTCCGGTTTCTCCTCGGCGGGGGTGCGGAATGACACTCTATCGCTACAAGGCGAGGCTCTTGCGCCGGGTGCAGATTGAGCCGGCCGAAGACCCGGCGCTGGTGGAAAGCCTGATCGTTCACGCCCGCGACGCCAGCCATGCGCGGCGGGCGATCGCGGCCGTGACCGGCGCGACGGCGGTGTTCGATGTCGAGCGGCTCGGCGAGGTCCTGGCGACCGAGGGCGCTGACGCGCACCTGGCCGCGCTGGTGATCGGCGCGGGCTGCGGCGCGGCGGTGTTCGCATGAGCGCGGACACCGTTGGCCCGGCGTTTCCGTGCGCCGATCTCGGAGACGGATTTAGCGAGGCGGCGGGCATGCGTCTTCTGCGCGACTACTTCGCGGCGCATGCCATGGCGGCTTTCATCGCGGCCGATGCGATCGGCGCTCGCTCCTACGAGGAATACGCCGAGAGCGCATTTGCTCAAGCTGACGTCATGCTGCGCCGGAGGGCGGAATGAACCGTGCACATTGGATCCTGCGCACGATCGATCGCCTCGGCGAGCTCGGCGACTGGCCGGTGCTGCTCGCGCTGGCGTTCGGCGCCGGCGTGCTCATCACGCTCGGCGCGGCGGGGGCGCTGTGACTGCTCGCGCACAAGCCAGCAAGTCCAGGGCGGTCAGCAACGCCGCTTACCGCACGCGCCACAGAGAGGCCAGAGAGGTTCAAAACGATGGCCGAAATTGAAATGTCTATCGACAACCCGAATGCATATTTGCTGCGCCACCGATCCGGGCCGCTGGCCGGCCAACGATTTCCGCTGTCGGCGCTGCCTGACGGCCAGATTAATCGCGGCGAAGCGTTCCCGGAGTGCGGCCTGTTTTGCTTGGCAGCGGAATCCGAGTACGCCGCATGATCGCGGCCTGGTGGCGCCTCATCTGCGCGCGCCTCTGGGCGCAGGGGCTCGAGCGCGAGTTCGAACGGCTGCACCAGCAGCGCGCCGGGTTCGTGCGCGAGATCGCGCGCATCGACGCCGAGCTGGCGCGCAACGAGACCGATATCAACGAGTGCCGGCGACAGTTCGCCGAAGCGCAGGCCGAGCAGCAGCACCGCCGCACGGCGGCGAAGTTCCGGGTGGAGCTGTGAGCGCGCTCGACGAAATCCGCGTGGCGTTCTGGGCGCTGTTGGCTAGCGCACAGATCTGGTTTGCGGCCGACGAGACCGTGATCGGCTACGGCTGGCTCGCCCTTGCCTTCTGGGCGCGCGTGCTTGTCTGGATGGCCCGCAAATGACCCGCCGCCTGAACCCTGCCCGCTCCTGCACCCGCAGCCACTGACCCGGAGACCCGCATGCCCGAGAGCACCACCTACACCCCGCGGCCCGGCAGCAAGGCCGAAGCCGCGATCGCCATCCTGCAGCGCGAGGGCTGGATGAGCAACGTCGACCTGGCCGCTGAGCTGGACGTTCCCGCGTCGAACATCGGCGGCCACCTCGGCATCGCGCAACGCGAAGGCGTGGTCCGAAGCGTCGCGCGCGACGGCATTGCCGGCTTCGCGCTCGGCGGCACCGGCGAGCCGGTGCCCGACGGCGACGTGGCAGTGCGTGCCGCTGCACAGGCACGCCGGCCGAAGCTGCGCAAGGACCAGCCGGCACCGAAGGCGCGGCAACCGCGCTCGAAGCGCGGCGCGCTGCCGGCGGCGGATCGGCCGGCCCCAGTCAACGCCGCGGCGCCGCAGTCCGAGAGCAGCAGCCAGCACGACGTCGGCGATGCCATCGCGCCGCCGGCGCCGTTCTGCGCCCTGGGCGACGACGACATCGGCGTGCTCGCCGACGGCAGTGTCGTCATCTGCAACGGCTTCCTGCTGCTCGCGCGGATCCCGCCCGAAGTCGCCGCGCGCATCGTCGCCATGGTCGAGCGGCTGCGGCAGTGAGCGCGCGGCCGGTCACCGTCGAAGACCTGCGCGCCGTGTACGAGCAGAGCGACTGGAAGCACCGCGTGCCGTTCGGCCACGCCCTGAACGACCCCGTGCTCGGCCCGTTGCTTGCCCTGGGCGCGCGGATCCTGACCCAACCCCCGCCGCCGCTCGACCGTAAGCGGCTGGCGGCAGGCGAATCACCGAAGGATTTCGAATGACGCTCTTCAGCAGCTTCGCCGAGCGCCTCATCGGCACCGCCCACCGCCGCCCGCCCGACTTCATCATCGGCACGCCCGCGCGGCCCTACCTTCTGCGCTGGTGGCTCATCCCGCGCAACCGCCTGGCCAACGCCTACCTGCACTGCTTCCTCCGCAGCGACGACGACCGCGCGCTTCACGATCACCCGTGGTCCAACGCCTCGCTGCTGCTGCGCGGCGAGTACACCGAGCACACCATCGCCGCCGGCGGCGTGCACCGGCGCGAGGTCCTTCGCGCCGGCCAGGTGCGCGTGCGGCCGAGCGGCCGCTTCGCCCACCGCGTGGAGCTGCACGCCGGCGAATGCTGGACGCTTTTCCTCACCGGCCCCGTTTACCGCGACTGGGGCTTTCACTGCCCCGACGCCGGCTGGGTGCCGTGGGAACAGTTCACCGCGCAAGACAACCGCGGCGCAGTCGGCCGCGGCTGCGAATAGCCGCGCACCCTAAGCCAGGAGACACCCATGCCACTCGACCCGCCCACCGACACCGCCACGCCCGTGCGCGACCTGCCACTCGCCCATCTGCGCACGAGCAGCACCCACGTGCAAGCCCTGCGCCGCGCACGGTTCCGCCCCGAGGCCACCGCCGAGCTCGCCGACAGCATCCGCCGCCTGGGCGTGCTGCAGCCGATCGTCGTGCGCCTCGCCGCCGGCGGCGATCACTTCGAGATCGTCGCCGGCGAGCGGCGCTACCTCGCGGCAAGGCAGGCCGGGCTCACCACGATCCCCGCCAGCATCCGCCAGCTCAGCGACGCCGAGGTGATCGAAGCCCAGGTCACCGAGAACCTGCAGCGCGAGGACCTGCACCCGATGGAGGAGGCCGAGGGCTACGAGGAGCTGCGCAAGACCGCCGGCCTGTCGATCGACGAGCTGATCGCCAAGGTCGGCAAGAGCCGCTCTTGGGTGTTCGGCCGGCTCAAGCTGCTCGACCTCGCCCCGCCGGCGCGCACGGCGTTCCTCGCCGGCGAGATCAACGCCAGCATCGCGCTCGAGCTCGCGCGCATCAGCCACGCCGGGACGCAGGCGCAAGCGCTCGAAGCCCTGCAGCAGCGCGCCGAGCACAACGACGGCGCCATCAGCGTGCGCGAGGCCACGCATCTGATCCGCGACGAGTTCCTGCTGCGGCTGGAGCGCGCCCCCTGGCCGCTCGACGACGCCGGCCTGCTGGCCAGCGCCGGCGCCTGCACCGCCTGCCCCAAGCGCAGCGGCAACCAGCCGGAGCTTTTCGAGGCGGACACCACGGACCTGTGCACTGATGCCGCGTGCTTTGCCGCCAAGCGCGCCGCGCACACCGAACGGGCGCTGGCGCAGGCGCGCGAGAGCGGGCAGGTGGTCATCACCGGCAAGGCGGCGAAGAAGGTCCTGCCGTACGAGTACGACCGCACCCTGCGCGGCTACCAGCGGCTGGACGCACCGTGCTACCAGGTGCCCGGCAACAAGACACTGCGGCAGGTGCTGAAGAAGGACCCGCCGCCGGCGGTGCTGATCGAGGATCCGCACACGGGCGGCGTGATCGAGGCGCTGCGCGACGACGAGGTCGAGCGGCAACTGAAGGCGCGCGGCCTGCTCGACGGCAAGCGCGCCAGCAGCAGCGGTGCAGACAACAGCTGGAAGCGCGAGCAGAAGAAGCGCGCCGACAAGACCGTCGCGGAAAACGCCGTGCGCCGCGCCACCTGGCTGCGCGTGCGCGAGAAGCTCGCCGACGGCCGCGCCACGCTCGACGACTGGCGCATGGTGGCCGAGGCGTTCTTCGCCGACATCTGGCACGAGCATCGGAAGCGCGTCTGCAAGCAGTGGGGCTGGGAGCACGACCGCGCGATCGCCAAGCACCTGGCCGCGCTCACGGCCGAGCAGGTGGCGCTGTTCATGTTCGACTGCGCGCTAGTCATCGAAACGTACGTCGGCCCGTACGAGCAAGGCAAGGCGCCGCGCCTGGCGGCGGCGGCCGAGCGGCATGGGGTCGACGTCGCCCCGATCCGCAAGGAACTCGCGGCGGAGGTGAAGGCCAAGGGGGCGGCGAAGAAGGGGAAGAAATGAAAGAACGCGAACTGCGAGCACTCGGCAACTGCGGGCTTTGCGGCAAGCCGCTGGCTCATTCCGGCCTGCCGTTGTTCTGGAAGGTCAGCGTGCAGCGCTTCGGCATCGACCTCGCAGCGCTGCAGCGGCAAGCCGGGCTCACCCAGATGCTCGGAGGAAACGCCTTCCTGGCCGCGACCATGGGACCGGCCGAGGACATGGCCAAGCCGCTCGAAGACCGCACGATCGCGGTCTGCGAGCCGTGCGCGGCCGGGCCGACTTCGGTCTATCAGCTGGGGATGCCGGGATGAGCGCCGAACTTCGCGCCCTGCCGAAGTCCGCCCGCCGCCGCCCGAAGGCCGGCGACGGCACGGCGGTGATCATCACCCTGAGGGGCGACGACATCGCGCTATTCGAGCGCACGAAGGCCGCCGTCGAAGCACGCGCCGGCGTCGACGTGACGCACGCCGCGTTGATTCGGGCGGCGCTCAAGGCGCTGGAGTCGCGGCAGTGAAGCGCACCGGCTACCGCACCTGCCGCCTGTGCGGCCGCCACGCTCCGGCCGCGACGAACTTCGCGCGGCAGCCGAGCGGCGGATACACCAACACCTGCAACGGGTGCCGCCAGGTGCCGGTGCGCGCGCAGAAGTGCAGCCAGCCGCGGCCGCCGGATGAGCGCGACCAGCGGCATCCGCTCGAGCCGGTGATGGCGGCGTGGGCCAGTGGAGGAATGGCATGACCGACGAACAGCGCCACATCCTTCGCCATGCGCTGGGCCTCAACCGCGGCGCGGAAGCCGCGATCGAGGGCCCTTACCGCAACCACTTCGTGACCGGCCCCGGCAGCGTCGACTACCCGCACTGCGAAGCGCTGGTCGAAGCCGGGCTCATGCGCAAGCGCGCCGGCGACGAAATTTCCGGCGGCAGTCCGGTCTACCACGTCACGCCTGCGGGCATGCAGGCACTCAAGCAGTTGCTCCGTCCGCTGTGTTCCTTGCCTGCTCGACCAAACGACAAGGAGGGCCAGCATGTTTGATGACGACGAAGAAGAGGAGTTGCAAGGCCCTCTGCACGACGCCACGTCTATGTCTGGCGCGGTTGTGATCTCGCCGCCGCCGGCCAGGCGCCGCGAGGATCCGCTGCAGGTGGTCAACCTGCGCGGCGACGACGCCGCGCTATTCCTGCGGGTGAAGGCCAAGATCGTCGAGCGTGCCGGTTGCGATGTCGCCAACAGCGCCGTGATCCGGGCCGCGCTGTTGGCGCTGCTCGATCGGCAGGTTGGCAGCAATGGAAAATAGCGCGATCGAGTGGACCGATCACACGTTCAACCCGTGGATCGGCTGCACGAAGATCAGCCCGGGCTGCGACAACTGCTACGCGGAACGGTGGGATCGCCGCTTCGCGGTCAGCGGCCACGCGATGCGATGGGGCGCGGGCGTGCAACGCACGCGAACAAGCGCCGCGAACTGGCGGCAGCCACTGCGATGGGATGCCGCCGCGCAGCGCGCCGGCAAGCGCGCGCGAGTGTTCTGCGCGAGCTTGGCCGACGTGTTTGACAACGAGGTGCCTATCGAGTGGCTGCGCGATCTGTGCGGCCTGATAGAGCTGACGCCGAACCTCCTGTGGCTGCTGCTGACGAAGCGCGTCGGCAACGTGGTCGGGCGAGTGAGCGAGGCGCGATCACACGACTGGCTTGCCGGCCGCGCCAACGTCATGCTCGGCGCAACGGTCGTGACTCAGGCCGAAGCCGACCGCGACATCCCGAAGCTGCTGGCGGTGCCGGCTGCCAGGCGGTTCTTGTCGATCGAGCCGATGCTGGCGGCGATCGAGCTTGATCGGTGGCTGACGATTCACAAGCATTGGAAGTCCGCGGACAGCCTTCCGGCGGCGCCGTGGCACCCGCCTTACCCGAAGCATTGGTACGAGCGCCAGGCGCTCGTAGCGGCCGGCTGGAAGCACGAGCTGCACTGGATCATCGTCGGCGGCGAGAGTGGTCCGAATGCCCGACCGATCCACCCGGATTGGGTCCGCTCCATCCGCGACCAGTGCGTCGCTGCCGGCGTGCCGTTCTTCTTCAAGCCGTGGGGCGAGTGGACGCCCGGCGAGAACGTCGAGCGGCGCCGCGGCGTGGTCGACGGCGCCGAGTTCGACGGCGATCGGTGGCTTTTCAGCCGCGAGGATCTCGCGCAGGAAGACGGCCACCGCGACGACGAGCCCGATCTCTACCGCGTCGGCAAGAAGGCTGCCGGCCGCCTGCTTGACGGCCGGACGTGGGACCAGGCCCCGACGTGACCCCCGCCCGCCGCGCCCTGCTCGACTGGCTCGCCGCCGAGATCGCGGTCGAGCTGCGCGGGCGCGCGCACAATCGCCGCGAACCGGACCCGGAGACCCCCGCATGCGCGCCGCCATCTACGCCCGCTACAGCACCGACCGCCAGAGCGAAACCTCGCTCGCGGATCAGGTCCGCCGCGCCCGCGATCGCGCCGCTGCCCTCGGCCTGACGGTCGTCGCCACGCACGGCGACGACGCCATCTCCGGCAGCGTGCCCGTGGGCAGCCGCCCCGCCGGCAAGGCGCTGCTCGCCGATGCGCTCGCCGGCCGCTGGCAGGTGCTGCTGCTCGAAGGGCTCGACCGCCTCAGCCGCGAAATCGGCGAGCAGGAACGCATCGTCAAGCGGCTGGAGCATCGCGGCATCCGGATCATCGGCACCGCAGACGGCTACGACAGCCAGGCGAGCGGCCGCAAGGTGCTGCGCATCGCCCGCGGCATGATCAACGAGCTGTACCTCGACGACCTGCGCCACAAGACGCACCGCGGCCTCGAGGGCGCCGTGCTGCGCGGCCACCACGCCGGCGGCCTGAGCTACGGATACCGCAGCGTGGCCGCAGAGGGCGGCCACCAGCTCGAGGTCGTGGCCAGTGAAGCCGAGATCGTGCGCCGCATCCTGGCCGAGTACGCCGAGGGCGCGAGCTGCCAGCGCATCGCGCACCAGCTCAACCGCGACGGCGTGCCCGCACCGCGCGGCGGCACCTGGGCCGTGAGCTGCATCTACGGCAGCCCGCGCAAGGGCTCCGGCATCCTCAACAACGCGCTGTACATCGGCCGATACATCTGGAACCGCAGCCAGTGGCTGAAGGACCCGGACAGCGGCCGCCGCACGCGAGTCGATCGACCGCAGGCGGAGTGGCGCATCGAAGCGCGGCCCGAGCTGCGCATCGTCGACGACGCGCTCTGGCACGCCGTGCGCGCGCGCCTGGCCGCACCGCCCGCTGGCAGCGGCCCCAAGCGCGGCGCGCCGGCGAAGACGCTCTTCGGCGGGCTCATGGCCTGCGCGCACTGCGGCGGCGCCGTCGTCGCCGTGGACAGCCTGAGCTACGGCTGCGCCGCGAGAAAGGACCGCGGCACCTGCAGCGGCGTGCGCGTGCCGCGCAAAGCGGCCGACGCGCGGCTGCTCGCCGCCGTGCGCGACGACCTGCTCGGCGCCGACGCGCTGGCGCACGTGCGCCGCCAGGTGCGCGCGCTGATCAGCGACGCCGAAGCGGGCGCCGAGAAAACCGCGCGCGCGGCCGAGCAGCGGCGGCGCGCGCTTGTGGGCGAGATCGACAAGCTGGTGCAGGCGATCGCCACGGTGGGCATTTCAGCGGCGCTGGCCGAGCGGCTGCGCGGCGCCGAGGCGGAACTCGCCGCGCTGGCCACGCCGGCGGTGGCCGGCGGCGCGGCGGTGAAGGTCAGGGATGGGGAGATCGACGCCGCGCTGCGGCGGCTGGTGATGCGCCTGCAGGAACTGCTGCAGGGCGACGTGACGCGCGCGCGATCGCTGCTGGCCGAACTTCTGGGCCGGGTGACGATCGAGCGGCAGGGGGACGAGGTCTGGGCAAGCGCGGCGATCGACACCGCGCGGCTGCTGGTGGCAGCCGGCGGTGGGGCGCTTCTAAATCGGGTTGCGGGGGGGCGCTCCGTGAATTGGAAGCGGTGGCGGCTGGCGTAGCCAAATCGCTATTTCAAGCACTTCCGCGAATCGGTCACATTAACAATTCACACACTTACGACGATCGAAATCGGCATTTCGCCGGCCTTGCTCGACTGATGAGTACGTTACGCGAATGACATCCCGCGACGACAGGCAACGCAACTACAAGCGCGCTTACTACCTGCGCAATAGGGAGCGCATCCTCGCCGCAGCAAAGGCGCGCACGGCGACCCGATCTGATTCGGAACGGGTGCAGCTCGCCGCCTACAAGGTCGCCTGGTATCAACTCAACAAACAACGAGTCAACAGGAAAACTGCGGCGGCCGCCAGTGCGCGGCGAGCGGCAACCCCTCCGGCAGAGCGCCGCGCTCGCGATGCGGCCCTCTACGCACGGTATCGCGCCACTCACCTCGCGCCGATCAAGGCTGCCGCGGCGCGCTACGTAGCGCAGTTGTTGGTGGCACGGACGGCGCTGCGCATTGCTGACATTCCTCGCGAGATGATCGAAGCCAAGCGCCTTCAACTGTTAATCACGCGCCACTGCAAGGAGAACGCATGAACAACATCACCGAACTTCGCCGCGAACTGGCAGTCGTCTTTACTCGGCTCCAAGAGGGCGGCGTCGAGATCAAGGAAGCAGACGCCCTCGCAAACGTTGCCGGGAAAATCATCTCCAGCACCAAAGTCCAGGTCGAGTACTACGTGGCGCGGGGAGACAAAACGCGCATCCAGTTCCTGGAAGAGCCCGCCCCGGAGAACTGAGCCGATGGCCGACGACCTGCACCATGTCATCCCTGCGACTCCGGGGTACTTCGCCATCCTTGGCTGGACCGAGGACATCGACGGGGAGGTCGTGGCCGGCTACTTCCTAGAACCAGTGCTCGCGTGGCTGGTCATCGTGCGCATTGACGATGACGATCGCCTCGGTCGCCTGCCACGCTCTTACGCAGACCCAGTTCTGCAGAGCTCCTGCACCGCACATGCGCTTCTCTATCCGAGCGGGCGTGTCTCCGATGGCGACTCGCAATGGGAGAGCCTCGACGACTGGGATTGCGACACGCGGAACCACCGGCGCGCGCTACACCGGGCGTAGTCTGGCGCATGCGCTCCGCCCTCGCCTGCCTGCTCCTCACCGCCTGCTGCGCCGTCGCGCCGCCGGTGGCGGAGATCGTCGACGGCGACACGCTGCGGCTGGCCGATGGCCAGCTGGTCGAGACTGTTCGGGTGTTTGGGATCGATGCGCCGGAGATGGACCAGCCGGGCGGTCGGGACGCGCGCGCCGAGCTGGCGCGGCTGTGCGGGCCGCCGGCGCCGGTGAACCTCGATCGCCGGGGAAAGGACGCGCGCGGCCGGACGGTCGCGCGGGTATGGTGCGGGGGTGAGGATGCCGGCCTGGCG